TAACCCAGCAGCTAACGCAGGTTTGGTTGAAGGTATGAAAGGTCTGTTTAATCCTACAGACACAATCAGCCGTCAATTCAAGAATGGCATGATGGGTATGGGTGTATTGGGCTTTGAAGAAATCAACATGAGCCAATCTATCAAGCAACATACAACTGGTTCTTGGGGTACAACTATCACTGTAACTACAACTGTTGCTACTGAAGGTCAAGCTACTTTAGGTATTAGCTTTACTGGCTCTAGCAAGACTTGGAACGTAGGTGATGTATTCACAATCGCTAACGTATACGCTGTTAACCCACAAACCCGTGAGTCTACTGGTAGCTTGCAACAGTTCACTGTAACTGCTGCTGCGTCTGGTTCATCCACAGCTACTTTGTCTATTAGCCCAGCTATCTACACCTCTGCTAACGCTCTTGCAACTGTGGATTCATTCCCAGTAGCTACTGCTGCGGTAACGATGTTAGGTTCTTCTGCTACTCAGTACGCTCAAAACTTGGTTTACCACAAAGATGCGATTACTTTTGCAACCGCTGACTTGTTGTTGCCACAAGGTGTTGACATGGCTTCACGTCAAGTTCACAACGGTATCTCTATGCGTGTTGTACGTCAGTACGACATCAATAATGACCGTTTACCTTGCCGTATTGACGTTCTGTATGGCTTTAGCACGATTCGTCCAGCAATGGCTTGCCGTATCTGGGGTTAATCAAAATGCTCCCGCGCAAGCGGGGGCTTTTTAAACTTATTTTTTAAGGAAACATATCATGGCACTACCTAATGGCGCTGGCGGTTACCAATTTGGTGACGGCAATTTATCTGAAGTAGATTTAATAATTCAAGCTGCTCCTGTAGCTTTGACAACTGGCGTAACTTTGACTGCTGCTCAAGTAACAAACGGCATCATTCTTGGCAGCCCAGGTGCAAGCGCAGTTTCTTATCAACTCCCAACTTGTGCTGATTTGGATACGCTAGTTTCTAGCGCTAAAACAAATAGCTCATTTGATTTCTCAGTAATTAACGTAGATGGCAATACATCTGGTGTTATTACTTTGACAACAAATACTGGCTGGACTTTAGTTGGTCTGATGACTGTTGTTGCTACGGCTGGTACAGCCCAATCTTTCCGCGCTCGTAAAACAGGCGACGGTACTTGGACTCTCTACCGCATGGCTTAATGTAATACCCCGCCCTTCGGGGCGGGTTTTATAAAGGAAAAATTATGCCTAATACCAAACCTATTGGTGTAGCGTATGAAGATCAACAGTTAGACGGCGCTATCATCGGTAAATCTGGTGGTACTGCTGGCTTTTTTGGCACAAATCCTGTGACCAAAGGTGCTGCTTTGACTACTGCGCTAACATCTATTACTGCTACAGCCCCAGGTACGCCTGACTATGCTATTGCTAACCTTACAGTTACTACGCCGTATGGTTTTGCTTCAGCAGATGAAGGTCAAACTGTGTTGACAGTTATTGCAAATTTGCAAGCCCGCGTAAACCAATTAGAATCACGTTTACAAGCTTACGGTTTGTTAGCTTAATAAAATAGGGGGTTCGCCCCCTATCTAACTAAAAAAATTATGCCTATAATTTATTTAAAACATCCTATTCATGGCACTAAAGTTGCTACAATGGATGCCGAAGCAGAATACGACGAATCAAATGGTTGGACACGCTACGAATTGGACACGCAACCAGAAATCGTAGAAGAAATTGTAAAAGAAGTGATTGCGGCTCCTGTTAATACACTGGATGTAAAAAGACGTCGTAAAACTGCACAGTAAGGAGTTGTTATGGCCACTACAGCCGCCGATCAAATAAACGGAGCATTACGCTTAATCGGGATGCTTGCCGAAGGCGAAACACCTTCTGCGGCTACTGCCCAAGATTCCCTTAATGCTTTGAATCAAATGATTGATTCATGGAATATTGAGCGTCTGTCTGTCTTTTCTACCCAAGATCAAGTTTTTACTTGGACGCCTAATCAAATTCATAGAACGCTTGGCCCAACAGGTAACTTTGTTGGAAACCGCCCCATTCTATTGGATGATGCAACCTATTTTAAAGATCCAACCAACGGTATTTCGTTTGGTATTAAGATTATTAACCAACAGCAATATGACGGTATTGCGGTTAAAACGGTAACTTCCACTTATCCACAAGTAATTTGGATTAACATGGATTATCCTAATATTGATATGTACGTGTACCCAGTACCTACAAAAGCGTTGGAATGGCACTTTATTTCGGTTACTGAGTTAACTCAACCAGCTAGCCTTTCAACTACTTTGGCTTTCCCACCAGGCTATTTAAGATGCTTTAAATACAACTTAGCTTGCGAAATTGCTAACGAATTTGGTGTTGAACCGCCGCCTAATGTGGCTCGTATTGCGATGACTTCTAAACGCAACCTTAAACGGATCAATAATCCTGACGACATTATGGCGCTCCCTTACAGCATTGTCGCTACTCGTCAACGCTTTAATATCTTTGCTGGTAACTACTAGGATTAACTATGTCAAATGTAACCATATCTCAACTACCAGTAGCTACATCGGCAACCGGAGGGGATTTATTTCCTATTCAACAAGGTGCTACTACTAAACAATTAAGCAACGCCAATTTGTTTACTAATTCCGCTTTAATTACGCCCTTATTAGGCACGCCCCAATCAGGCTTATTAACTAATTGCACAGGTTTGCCTTTAACTACTGGCATTATAGGAACTCTACCTGTAGCCAATGGCGGCACAGGTATTACTAGCTTAGGCGCAGGCATTGCTACTTTTTTAGGCACACCGTCCTCTGCTAATTTAGCCGCCGCCGTAACAAATGAAACAGGTACAGGTTCTTTAGTATTTGCTACAAGTCCTACACTTGTTACCCCTGTTTTAGGTACACCCGCAAGCGGCGATTTAAGCAATTGCACAGGTAGCCCTACACTAACTAATTTAAAATATTCAGGTTTATTAGCTACTACGGCTGCTGCACCTACAGTTGCTTCTGCAACTACTATTGCGCCAACTAAGGCAATTACTTTTATTTCAGGTACAACTGCCATTGTAACAATTACTGCGCCTAGCCCTATTTCTACAGGTGGCGGGTCTATTACGCTTATTCCTACAGGTATTTTTACTTGGACAGCAGCAGGTAATATTGCTCTTGCAGGCACCGCAGTAGTTAGCAAAGCCTTGACGCTTGTGTATGATGTAACCACTGCCAAGTGGTATCCATCCTACACTGCATAAGGACGCAATATGCTCACCCCTATCTTAGGACAAGCTTATACGGCTCGGTCGGTTAACGCTGCGGACAACCGCATGATTAACTTATTTCCAGAAGCAATTCCCGAAGGTGGTCAAACAGGTGGTTTTCTTAACCGCGCCCCAGGGCTTCGTTTTTTAACTGCTGTTGGTACTGGCCCCATCCGCGGGCTTTGGACACACACAACGGCTGGTTTAGACGCTTATGTTGTGTCTGGCGATAGTTTTTATAAAGTCGATACTAATTTTAATGCTACTTTACTAGGCACTGTTAGCGGTACTGGCCCAGTATCTATTGCTGATAGCGGTACTCAGATATTTTTAGCGTGTAACCCAGATGCTTACGTTTATACCGAATCTACTAATACCTTTGTAAAAGTAACCGACCCTGATTTTGCAGGCGCAGCTACGGTTTGTTACATTGATGGTTACTTTGCTTTTAATCAGCCTAATAGCCAAATTATTTGGGTGACAGATATTCTTAACGGCACGGTTATTAATCCTTTAGCGTTTGGCGCCGCCGAAAGTTCTCCAGACAAAGTAGTAGCCGTAGTTAACAACAACCGTGAAGTCTGGGTGTTTGGTTCTGGCACTACTGAAGTTTGGTATGACGCAGCTACTACTCCTTTTCCATTAGCCCCTATTCAAGGCGCATACAACGAAATTGGTTGCGTTGCACCATTTTCAATTGCTAAGTTAGATAATAGTTTGTTTTGGCTTGGCGCTGATCCGCGTGGCTACGGTATTGTTTATCGTAATCAAGGCTATACAGGTAAACGTATATCTACCCACGCCGTAGAATACGCTATTCAACAATACGGTGATATTACAGACGCCGTAGCGTATACATATCAAGAAGAAGGCCATGCTTTTTACGTTTTAAATTTCCCAACAGCTAATAAAACTTGGGTTTATGATGTATCTACAAATGCTTGGCATGAACGGGCTAGTTGGTTTAACGGCTCATTTGCGCGTCATCGTGGTCAATGTCAAATGAATTTTGATAGCCAAACTATTGTTGGCGACTATGAAAATGGCAATTTATATGCTCTTGATTTAAACGTATACGCTGATAATGGCGATACGCAAAAATGGGTACGTTCATGGCGTCCGTTGCCACCTAATCAAAATAATCTTAAACGTACGGCTCAGCATACCCTTCAATTAGATTGTCAGTCTGGCGTAGGAATTAACACTAGTATTGTTGGTGATTCAACTGTAGCTTATTTTGTTGCAACGCAAGTTAATGTTTCTTACCCAGACAATGTTATTACTAATAGCGGTGATTATTTAGTCTTTTCAATGACTAATATTCCTAGCGGTGGTACTGAAACGGGGCAAGGCAACGATCCTCAAGTCATGCTTCGTTGGTCTGACGATGGAGGTCATACTTGGTCAAGTGAACATTGGATTTCAATGGGTAAAATTGGTGAATATGGTTATCGTGCTATTTGGCGCCGCCTTGGAATGACTACAAAGCTCCGTGACCGCATTTATGAAATTTCTGGTACTGACCCTAACAAAATCACTATTGTGGGCGCAGAGCTATTTTTAAGCGGTACAAATGCTTGATATAACCCTTCTTCCATCGGCTAAAGTACCGTTAATTTATTCCGATACTAACGGAATGACAACTGAATGGTATCGTTTTTTTTGGAATGTCTATGGGTTTACAGGAGATGCCACAGGCGCCGTACCAGTTAACAAAGGTGGTACAGGGTTAACAAGCATTGGTAACCACCAACTTATTATTGGTAATAGCGCGGGTGTTTTTGAGCGCACAGAATTAATTGGTAGCGGCATTACAATTACCTATGCGCCTGGCACAACTACATTAGCTATTGGCAACTCAGGTGTTACACCAGGTACTTATGGCTCGGCCTCGGCTGTCGGTCAGTTTACCGTAGATGCTAAAGGTACTTTAGTTTTTGCTCAAAACATAACAATTGCTATTAACGCTAATCAAATTACTAGCGGAACAATTGCCTCTGCTCGTATTTCTGGATCTTATACAGGTATTACAGGTGTTGGTACGTTAACTGCGGGCATTTGGAACGCAAACACTATTGATACAAACTACGGCGGTACCGGATTAACAAGTTTTACTTCAGGTGGCGCTTTATACGCTACTTCTACTTCTGTTCTTACAAGTGGCACCCTGCCTGTAACTGCTGGCGGTACAGGTCAATCTAGTTTTACTAATGGTCAATTGTTGATTGGTAACACTACAGGCAATACCCTTACTAAAGCTACTTTGACTGCTGGTACAGGTATCAGTATTACTAATGGTGCTGGCGCCATTACAATTACCAATTCTTCCCCATCACTAGGTGGAGATGTAGTTGGCCCTGCTTCCGCTACTGATAACGCTATAGCTAGATTTGACACCACTACAGGCAAATTAATACAAAACTCTGTAGTCACAATTGGTGATACAGGTGCAGCTACAGGTTTTACTACACTTTCTGCTTCTACTAGCGTTACAACACCTATTGTCCAAGCGTCAAATTCTGCTGGTTTAGCGCTTAAAAACGCAGGTGGAACAACTCAAATGAGCGTAGGCGCTGGCGGCGGCGATAATATGTCCATCAATGTTTCTACCAATTTAAACGGTACAAACGCTCAGATTGACATTAGCCCTACTGGTACAGGCCATGTCCATATAAAGCCTAGCGGTACAGGTGCAGTAGAAATAGCACCTACAAACGCTGGAACAATGAACAACATGGTTATTGGCGGCGCAACGCCTTTAGCTATTACAGGCACAACCATTACAGCTACAACTTTTAATGGATCTGGTTCAGGTCTTACTTCTATTCCTAACTCAGCGTTAACCAACAGCACTATCTCGGGCGTAGCCCTCGGCGGTAACTTGTTTAGCCTTACGGCTGGTACAGGCGTATCGTTTAGCGCTGGTACAACCTATAACGGTTCTACAGCTATTACTATTAACGCTACAGGTACGGGCGGTACGGTCACTAGCGTTACAGGTACGGCGCCGGTAAGTGTAGCCACAGGCACAACTACCCCCGTAATTAGCATGGCCGCAGCAAATACCACTACAAACGGCTATTTGACTTCTACCGATTGGAATACCTTTAATAATAAAGGTAGTGGATCAGTTACTAGCGTAGCCCAATCATTTACGGGTGGTTTAATTTCTGTAGCTGGGTCACCAATTACTACTTCAGGTACTTTAGCTTTAACCGTAGCGGGGACTTCTGGCGGTATTCCTTATTTTTCAAGTGCAACAACCTGGGCATCTTCAGCCGCTTTAACTCAATATGGCGTTATTTATGGCGGCGGTGCGGGCGCGGCGCCTGTTTCAACTGCTGCGGGTACAACAGGTCAAGTTCTTATTGCAACAACTAGCGGCGCCCCTACATGGGGTTCAATCCCAACTACCGCCGCTGTAACTTCATTAAATTTTGGTACTACTGGCTTTACTCCATCAACAGCAACAACAGGCGCAATTACCGTTGCTGGCACATTAGTTGCAGCCAATGGCGGTACAGGGCAATCTAGTTATGCTGTAGGCGATATTCTTTACGCTTCTACTACTACAGCTTTAAGCAAATTAGCTGACGTAGCTACAGGTAATGCCCTTATTTCTGGAGGCGTTGGTGTTGCCCCTAGTTATGGAAAAATTGGCCTTACAACGCATATTTCAGGTACTTTAGCAGTTGGAAATGGTGGCACAGGGCTAACTACTTTAACCGCTGGCTATATTCCTTACGGCAATGGCACAAGCGCATTTAGCTCTAGCTCTACGTTAACATATAGCGGGACTAGCTTAACTGCGGGGAATTTTTCTCCATCAAGTTCAACAGGGCCTATTAATGGAATGTTTTTACCAGCAGCAAATAATTTAGGCTTTAATAATAATAGTGGAGAAGCAGCAAGATTTGATGCTAATAGCAATTTTTTAATTGGTACAACTTCTGCAACTGGCTCGTCAACAAATTTGCGCGCAATTGTTGGAGGCTTATTAAAAACATCGAGTGGTTCAACTTCAACAGCAAATAATACTTTTACAACTATTTTTACTGCCCCGTCACTTAATAATGGCACTTATATAGTAAGCTGTAACTTACCCGCGGCGGATCCAACAAACTTTAGTGCAGTATCATTAGTAACCGTAGATGCCACAGTTTTGAGAGCAACAGCTTTACAAACAGCGGGGCTTTTAGCAATTCAAATAAGCGGGCAAGATATTCAAGCAAAACAACAAACAGGCACTACAGCTAATATTCTTTGGACTGTAACGCGTGTTTCTTAATTAAGGAAATAAGATGTCAACCCTAATACCAAAATTTGACTTTAAAAATGGCGGAAGCACTCCTGCTGGCGCTATTAATCGACCAATTAATGACAAACTATCAGACTTTGTTAGTGTAAAAGATTTTGGAGCCTTAGGCGACGGATCTACAGACGACACAGTTGCTATTCAAGCCGCTATAGATTATTTATCTCCTTTAGGTGGAACATTGTATTTTCCGCAAGGCGCGTACATTGTCAGCGATGCAAACGCCGATAATGCTTGTTTAGTTATTACTGCACCTATTCAAATTTTAGGTGCAGGCGCGTTTTATACAACTATTCAACCCGCAGCAAGCGTTGCTAGTACAGTAAACACAATTTTGGTAAACCCAAATACAGGGTATGACCAAACTTTAATGAGTTTTAGCAATATTTCGTTAGGAAATCTAAGCAACGGAACTAGAACAGGCAATCATGGTATTTATTGTTTAACTTTAAACGTAGGGCAATATTTGCCTAAATTTACCGTAGAAAATTGTAGTATTCAACAAGGCGGTGGATACGCTATCTATCACTTAAACGATAACGTCGATAACATAAACGGCGGTATGTATGCAGCGTATATTAACAATAATGCGTTAAAAGGTGGTATTAAATTAGAAAATAGTGGCGATAGCATTGTTATATCTAATAATGTACTTTCAGGGACAGGGACAGGTGTAGATGCCGCGTTAACATCGGGCGCATCGTTGCTATCAATTTTAGATAATAATATTACTACTACTAATTCCGCTATTATTATTCGTAGCGGTATACGCGTAAACATTTTGCGAAATAACATTGAACATTTTACGGTAGGTTCAAATAGTAATTCTGTAATAGATATTTTGTCAACGGGCGGTACTTATACTGCGGGTGTTATTCAACAAAATTTAGTATCTGCTTTTGGTTCTACTGATGCTACAAAGCTTATTAGTATTAATGAAGCACGCGGAACTTTAATTCAAGATAATACTTTTTTAGCTGGCTTTGGTGGAATTACAGCTATTACTATTAGTTCTACTTGTACTAGTTTAAGAATCGGTGCAAATGCTTATAACGCCGCTATAACTACAAAAGTTAACGATTCTGGTAATGGAACTATGGGTGTTGTAAAAACACCTACACTACTTAATAGTTGGGTAGCAAATTCTGTTTCCGAAACACCTACGTACTACAAAGATTTGTCAGGAACAGTAATTATTAATGGCTCAATAAAAAGTGGAACTACAACCTACGGAACAACAGTATTTCAACTTCCTGCTGGTTTTACACCCCCTACTGGAACAGCTATTGTTTCTTCACAATTTGCAAATAATGGATCAGGTAATGTACCTGGATATATCATTATTGATGATGCGGGGACTGTAGCTTTTGGACAAGGCGGAAATACTTTAATGTCTATTTCATCTAGCTTTTTAGCAAATAATGGCGCTAATTCTATTTCTCCTGAATAACTTAGATGACACTTAACGCAATTCAGCATAAAATGCTTAACAAATACCTAACTGGAGCTATCTATGGCCGTTAATCTTTCCCCTGTAGGCGGCGTAGCTGCTCAGTTTTTTGACAATAGCGGTCAGGTATTGACGGGCGGTCTGCTCTATACTTACCTAGCTGGTACAACTACACCTGCTACGACCTATACAACTTCTACTGGTCTTACCGCCCAGCCCAATCCAATCGTGCTTAACGCAGCCGGGCGCGTGCCTGATAGCGGTGAAGTTTGGCTATCTGATAATACTTTATATAAATTTGCGCTAAAAGACCAATATGGCGTACAGATTGCTACTTATGACAATATTAGCGGTATTAACTCTAATTTTGTATCGTATGGTACGCAAACGCAAACCATAACCGCAACGCAAGCGCAAACCGTATTTAGCTTAACTACTGTTACTTATACCCCTGCGGGCAATACTTTGTCTGTGTTTGTTAACGGCAGCAAACAAATTCTTACTACTAATTATGTTGAAACAAACTCTACTACTGTTACTTTTGTTTCAGGTTTAAATGTAGGTGATCTTGTTCAATTTACTACTATTGTGTCTAGTAATATAAACCCTACTAACGCAGGGACTACAGCACAAAGACCTGTTACAGGGCTTGTACCAGGCTTGCAATACTACGATACAACGCTTGGGATACCTATTTGGTATAACGGGACTGTTTGGAAAAATGCTGCTGGAACTACTGTTTAATATGCAATTAACTGCCATTACCGAACAAAAGGCCGCCACGTTTGACGTGGCTGTGCCTTTACGGGAAAAGGTAGAGCGTTTGCAAGAAACGCTATTGCAAATGCCACAAGCAGATGTGAAGTTTTTGCATGATTTTGAGCCTGGCAAGTATATTCGCACTATGATTGCCCCGCCTTGGTCGGTGATTGTTGGGGCTGAACACAAGACACCATACAAAGTTAGGCTTGAAAAAGGTACAATCGCAGTAAACATTGACGATGAAATTCATACGTTGACGGCGCCGCTAGAGTTTGACGCTCCCGCTGGCATTAAGCGTGTAGGACGCGTATTTGACGAAGAACTGGTTTGGGTAGATATTTACGATAACCTAGACGATTGCACTGATATTGAAGCAATTGAAGAACGGTTGTACATTATTCCTGAATGTGGGCTAATGTCTAACCCAGCAGCTTTAGAGCGTAGGAAACAACAAATTGATGCCGAACCATTAACTAATAGCGTTAAAATGCTTTTAGGCGATGGGTTTGGCTTTAGTAATAGGGAGAATTAATATGGCAGGCGGAATAACAGCAGCAGTCGTTGGGGGTGCAGCCATACTTGGCGGTGCCTATATGTCGTCAAGAGCGTCACAAAGCGCTGCTCAAACCCAAGCAGATGCCGCTAATAACGCTACCGCCGCCAATAGCGCCGCGTTAGAACGTCAAGCCGAGATGAGCTTACCGTATCGTACGGCAGGCGAAAAAGCGGTAAATCAACTATCTGAGATGACTCAGCCTGGCGGCGCAGCTACTAAAGAGTTTGCTTATGGGCCATTTGCTTATCAAGCTGACCCAGGTTACGCGTTTAGACTTAAAGAAGGCATGAACGCCATGAACGCTACGGCGGCGGCTAGAGGCGGTTTAATTTCTGGCAATGCCCTCAAAGCTGGTCAAATATACGGTCAAGAGATGGGTTCGCAAGAGTATGGTAATGCGTTTAACCGTTATTTAAGCAATTACAGCAACGCTCAAAACACGTTTCAATTAAACCGTAATAACTTGCTTGGGCCTCTACAGTTCTTATCTAGCCAAGGCCAAGCGTCTGCGGCCAACCAAGCCGCTAACGTAGGCAATATGGCGGCGTCTAACGCTGCATTGTCTACCGGCGCTGCCAATGCTCAAGCCGCGGGGCAGATTGGCTCTGCTAACGCTTACACTAACGCTATTGGTCAAGGCGTCGGCGCATATCAAATGAATCAGTTGATTAACCGATCTGCGTACAACAGCCCTACAAATACTAATATCCCTATGGCAACTGCTGAACAAGGCTACTACGGCCCTGGGTTAAATTATTAAGGAATAGCTATGCCAATTGATCCAAGTATCCCCCTCCAA